AACTGCACCAACATCTACCGGAGATGTTCCTACTGATTGAAGTACCCTATTCTTAAATGCATTTGCCATAATTATCCTTTAATATCAATGCTATCCGAGTGCAATGCTCATCGCCACGGCAGCGTTATTTGCCTCTGTTTGAGTTTCTACTAAGGTTAGTCCTATCCTGTCAAATGATGACCCATTATAAACCTTTAATTGATTTGCCGTACTATCGTATGCTAAGTCACCGTCTGCTAGACTGGCTCCACTACCATCTGTTGATGGGGCCGATGGTGAGAAGTCGTCAATCTGGTAGAGTGCCGCAAAGTTATTTACGTTTGCAATGTTAGTTGCTACCGTTGTAACATTTGCACTAACACCAGCAACCGTAGTTACGTTAGCTGATATTCCTGCGACTGTAGTAATGTTACCAGAAATTCCAGCTAATGTATTCATATTAGTAACATTACCGCCTGTTCCTAATGTGTTCATATCTGAAACTACATCGGCAGTCCCTAATGTATTTAAGTCTGTTACTACATCAGAAGTCGCAAGTATTGCTAAATCAGCCACTACATCAGTTGTACCTAATATAGCTAAATCTGCTACAATGTCGGTTGTAGCTAGTATAGCTAGGTCTGCTACAATATCGGATGTTCCTAATATTGCCATATCAGCAACACAGTCTGTGGTACCTAACAAGGCCATATCTGCTACAGCATCGGCTGTCCCAAGTCTACCTATCTCAGTTGCTTTGCCGGCTACGGCTCCAATATCAGAGGCATCTGCGGCAACCGCAGTTACATCACTTGATATACCTGCTACAGTAGTTACGTTACCGCTAATCCCTGCAACTGTAGTTGTATTAGCCGATATACCAGCGACAGTTGTAACATTCGCAGAAATACCAGCTACTGTAGTTACATTTGCCTGAATCCCTGAAACGGTATTTATATGGCCCTGTTCTGTGGTTGTAGGTTGCATCCGCTTCCAAGTTGAGGATGTCTCATCATATACCAACATAACATCATCTGTAGTGTTGAAATATTTAACACCATCAGTTAATGCGTCACCATCGTTATTTAAAGCTGGCCCATCCTTCCCTCCATTAAAGTCGCCATATATACCATAACCTGTAAATGTGAGGGTTACGCCTGAACCAGCGGCAACCATGTTATCTGACAGAACAACTGTAGTTCCTACAATAGAAACCACATTTGGCTTAGGAGATGTTGGAATACCTGTCCCTGTTACAACCTGCCCTACTTTTATATTAGATGCACTGGATACTACAATAGAGGAAGAATCTTTGGCCCATGTACCTGTAGGTGTAGGATTGGTTCCTTGAGATGCACTGTCTGCCATCTCTCCTAGATACTTATCATGGAAAGCATCGTATATAACAGAAGCTGCATCCGCAGAAGCATTTGCGGCTGTTTCACTTGCGGCTGCGGCTGTAGCACTAGCTGCTGCCGCTGTAGCAGAACCTCCTCCTGTTGAAGCTGAACTTGCTGCCGCTGTAGCTGAAGCCGCACTCTTTGCCGCATGGTGTAAGGCTGAATATCCTGAACCTCCATCTACTACAGAATCTTCTGCCAATACTGCCCAGTCCTTTGCTGAACCTACTGCGACTGTTGTTCCTATTGCATACTCTTTAGCGGAATACTCTGAGGTGTCTACTGCTCCACCTGTAGTAGTGGCCCATTCCTTTGCGGCACCTTTACCAGAAGATGTAGTTACTCCTGTTCCACCTATAGCATATGCTTTGGCACTAAACTCTGAAGTATCTACTGCGCCACCAGTTGTAGTAGCCCATTCTTTAGATGCTCCTCTGGAGGCTGTAGTTGTTACCTCTGTACCACCTATTGCCCATGCCTTTGCACTGTAGTCTACATCTGCACCATTTGCATCATTCCTGACTGCATCTGTAGTGAGTTTTGCCCAGTCTGCTGCCAATGCTGCTTGGTGCAGGGCACTATACCCTGTATTACCTATTGAGTCAGTTATTGAGGTATGTTTTGCCTTTGTCGCCCATTGGAATGCATCATCTGCATTTATGAAGAGCGTCCATATTGTGGTGTCAAGTACTGGTGTATTACCTGATGCCGCTGTATGCTGTACATTACAGACATAGAGATTGCCATTTGTATAGCGTACTAGGTCACGGACTTGGTATACTGATGCAATAACCCAAAGCCCCTCATAGACCAATCCTGTTGCTCCAGCGGGGCCGGGTGTAGATACTGTTACTTGATTTGCCGCCATTAGTTAAGCTCTCTTATTAGGTTTACCTTACCTCTTAAAATCTTTGCATTTGTTGATCCCGTTGACAGTTCAAGGTCATAGAATGCCTGACTGAAGTCATATAATGCTGTAGTTCCATGCCCTACATCTAAAGATATATTTGCTTGGATTTTATAGAATGATACTGATGCATCCGTAATTGTATCGCCAGCAACTGCACTATAAGTAAATGTAGCTGCCGTTGGAGTGGATGTTACCTCTATGGCCCCATTATACTCTGCTGGAGCGGCTCCTGTAATATTAATAGAGTCACCTATAACAAATCCGTGTTCTCCTGAGTCGATTGTTACTGTGACTACAGACCCACTTGAATCTACAACTATAGTGCCTGTTGATGTTGTTCCAATACCATTACTTAGTGTAATCTCTCCACTAGTTGTATCCAAACTGTCTATAGCGGTAGTGTCAAGATACGATTCCTTAATATTCATGAGTGCCGTGTAGCCGGAGGATAAGTCAAAAACTAAACCTGCAGAGTCCTTGTAGGTTACAGCTAAAGCATAATCTGCTCCCTGTTCTATCTCAATGTTATATACTCCTGCGCTCATTTATATACCCTTAAAGCCACCGTTGAATACCACGTAAGTTTTGCTTAGTACGTGAAGAAACTTCTGGTTCTCCTCTCTTTTTTCTTGATGCTTTATTAACAGCTTTTCTGGATGCCTTAGTTTTTGCATAATCTTCACCCTTTATAACCTTATACGGCTCTTGACTAATGACTTTTTTACCCTTCTTAATTTCCCTAGTTGAATATCCTGTCTCTTTATCTGTTTTAAATTTATCTCTGTTATTCCTCTTCTTTTTCGCCTTTTCTGCGGCAGCCCTTTTAGCCGCTCTAGCCATTATACCTGTCTTTCCTCCTGCTTTTTCCATATCAGATAAACCCCAACCTCCATCATCCACATCTCCATAAAGCCTTCCTTTATCTTTTACGATACCTGTTCTTCCAGCCATGTTACTCCTTTCTTTGTTTTTTAATTACTTTGTGGGCATTCCACTTGCCTAAGAAGCCCTTTTTACCGGGCAGTCTGCTTTTTTCTATCCTGCCACGGTTCTTTGCCTCTGATTCAAATCCTACTATCTTGCCGCCCTTGTGGGATGCATCAAGTCCGTCCCTATTGCCGTATGTACCCTTCTTACGGTTGTACCTGTTTAACTCAGCTCGTTTCTTTCTTTGACCCGGCTTCTTGTTAAACTTCTTATCATAAAGAGCTTTATTATACATTAGTACAGCCCTTGTCCACCCTTACCTAAAAACCCATTTGGATATTTTTTCTTCTTTTTCTTTTTCATAGACTCCTATTAACTACGAAACCTGATTGATTGCGGCCCTCTGACAGTGCTCCTGATGTCATGCCCTCCATTGTAACTGCTTGAGTCACATTTTCCAAGAACTTTTGTCTATAGAATCCAGACTTCTCTGCATTACGTTGCTGTGATTCCTTGAGGTATGCCCTCTCTAATGTCCCCCATACTAGGCTTTCATGCCAGTATGCATTCACCTTTGGAGTAGTAGTATCTAGTGCTAAAGAATTATCCTTTGGGACTCCCCTGACCTTGAGTGTATGGAATACTTTTGTGGTAGCATCCTTATCAAAGTACATGTCTTTTAAATCTTTTGGAAGGGGATATATTCTAAAGGTAGAAGCTGTCCTATTGTTAAAGACTGCGGCTTCTATAGGGCCATTCTGATCTCTCCAACGTGGAGTATTATCTGTTGAAGCAACTACTGAAGAAAATGCATTTGGATGGAATCCCATTGAAGATTCCAACATGAAGTGTCTGTTACCGTTTGAAGATGCGGCAGCATTTAGTTCTGATTCTGTGAAGATGTTAAGGTCTCTACCGTCTATGCTGATAGATACTATCTCTGCAATTGTACTGGGGATAGTAAAGGTTGGGCCAACTCTAAATACAGTAACGCTGGAGTCGGTTACTGCACCGCTAGTTGAAATCTTGTAGGTTATGGTAGTTGTGGATGGAACAGCAACAATGAATGTCCCAAGGTACTGAGTAGGAGCACCGTCAGTAACATTAATAGCATCGCCCTCTGCGTATCCATGTACAGATTCAAATGTAATGGTTGCTGTTTTACTATCTGTAGTAAGCGTACCTGTCTTTGTAGCTTCACCTATAGTAGTGCCAGACGATCCATTAGTGGCATAACCTTCTATTTGAGGGTACCTTACACGCCTTGTAAATTCATTTAAAGCATCATCAATGTATGTGTTTAACTCACCATCTGACCAATGCTTATTAGCTGTGTCCTGTAATGCGGTTTCGGTACGTTCTCTTATCTGCTTTCGATTCATTAATTCTGGTCAAGGTCAATCACCTCATGACGCTCTAATGCACCGTCTAAATCTTCCTTAGTTATTGGCTCAGAAGCCTCATCAAACTCGACACCTGCCTTCTGCCCAGTCTTAGGCCACTTTTTAACTGTAAAATTAAATCGTCTGTTAGACCTTGGTGTAAGACCTTGTGACAAATCCTTCTGGAAGTAATCGGTAGTAATAGCATCATTCAGTATGTTCATATGTTGAAGAGGTACAATTCTATCTGTTCCTCTTGGTATAACTATTGTCCAATCTCCATGTGTCACTGGTACTGGCCCCATCTCAGTATTGTCTTTACCATAATCAATATTAATTACAGCGTGACCTTCTGGAACAGCTTCTCCCTTCTTCCATTCGGCTGCCATCTTCATACCATTAGGCAGGACTACAAAACGGCCCTCACCTGCTGGAGCATAACTAGAATCCCTTGTTTGTTTAGGTAAACTTTCTGTTGGTAATAAACCACCTGCTATGGACATATTTCTCCTTTAATCTCCGTTGTTAAAATGTGGGTGACCTGAGCCACCCACTACTGAATTACACTATTAAGCTAGTGCTGCCTGAGTCCAAACAATGTTTGGATCAAAACAGTACTCTACCCACCAATGGAGTGCTCCGGCTGTTTGAGTTTGTCCAATTATTACTTCTCCAATAACTGGGACAACTTTTTCTCCAGAAGAAGACCAAGGTGATGTGCTACTTGGTGCATAGGTATATGTTGCACTACTTGTTACTGTAGGTGGCTTACCCATAAGCTCAACACCTGCATTACCTTCTGGCCCTGCAAAACCAACAGTTTCAAGAGTTACTGCACTACAATATGCATCAACATCTGCTGTTGCTGCAATATGAGTCATACCAGTATCGGTCTGAGCAGTACCAGCTCCATGTCCAATCGTAATGGTATTGGTGCCAGTAGTACCAGATATAATTGCTATATTAACACCAAAACCACAGACCCGTGCACCTTCTGGAATAAAAATAACACGTTGATAAGTCCCTGTGGCCCATGTTAAGCCGTCTGCAAAATTAACAAAGTCAATCTTTGACATCTGTTTGGCACTCGTTATTTTAGTTTTTAAAGAGTCCATAAATTTTCCTTATTTAATTGTGAAGCCCCTCCCATTAGAAGGGGCTGTTTATATTATGAAAGTTTCGTAGCGGCTACTTCCAATCTGTACATCCACAAATCTTGGAGGATGACACAGGAATAGAACGTATCCCACGCAACCGTACCACGCTGTCCTAGTGGATCACCGGGGCCGGGTTTTGGCATCACAACCTTTGAGCGGAGTGAATCCATTCCACCTAAAGTTGCACATCCAATTGCATCCTGTGCAAAAATCAGTACAGGATAAACATCGCAACGAGTTCCAGTTGTGGAGATACAGTTTGCAACACCATTGGTGTCACCTGCATCCTTAAATGGAACTGCTTGAGTTGTAGTGATAAAGCGTACTCCTTCTACGCCACCAATCTCACCCTCAATTGCATCGCCTTGATCAGAGTACTTCTCTACGGCTACAAAGCCCGGAAGTTGCTGAATATCCTGCTGTAAATCAGGATGGCAAATCGCAACATACGATTCACGGATTGGCTCTGTAGCAATACCAACGGATGCCTTTAGCTTATTCTTTAGCTTAATTGCATCGTTGTTTTGAAGAGCACGGATTGCTGTTTGAAGTGGGGACAACACCTGAGTCCCTGCAGAGGGATCATTAAGTGTTGGTGCAATTCCACCAATGGTGAAATCAACATCTGTACGTGCAGATGCAGATGTTCCTACATACTTCACTGATGTCCCTGCACGAAAGACCTTGAAACTGAGGAAGTCGATTGTCTCGCCAGCCTGAGTTGCCTGTCTCTCGCTAATAATTTTTAGCACTGGATCGGCAGCAGCCGCAAGCTGGACATCCGTGGTATTCACGTAAGATCCATATTGTTTCAAGGTATGCATGAGCGTAGTATGCTCAAGACTTGAAAAATCCGGTGTAACACCTTCGGCAATCGGGGTA